AAGACTGGTTCATTGTTTGAAATTAAAATGGTAGAGTTCCAGAATCCTTTCTATCAGTTGGGCAAAATATATGTATATAAATTAATTACTGAATTATTCGAGTACAGTTCTGAGAAGATCGATACTGGAATCGCCGCACTTGACGCAATCGAAGACCAAAACTCACTCAATACATTAGAGTATGAGATACTGACCGAAGATGGTAATGTGCTTGTAACTGAGCGCAACAATACGATCATACGAGAAGAGTTCGCAACACAATCGACTAATGCTAATACAGACAATGCTGATTTTCAGTCCTTCACAGATATCCTAGATTTCTCTGAAGGCAACCCATTCGGTGACTTATAATGTTTAAGAACAAGCAATTCTATCATTCGACCACGAAGAAGGCAATCGTAGCGTTCGGCACCATATTCAATAATATTCAAATATCTAGGAAGAATTCTTCTGGCGTTGAAGTTCAGTCAGTTCGGGTACCATTGGCGTATTCACAGAAAGACAAGTTTCTCGCTAGAATTTCACAGATTCCAGATGCAGACTCCCGTGGTGCTGTGGCGATTACTTTACCTAGGATGGGGTTTGAGATCATGGGGTTTCAGTACGATACAACGAGAAAGATATCTCCCATCAAGAAAAATGTATCGATGTCATCCACTGATTCAATCAGGGCAAACACCTCATTCGTTTCTACTCCATACGATATTGGCATGGCACTCTATGTATTCGCAAAGAATCAAGAGGATGCGTTACAGATAGCAGAGCAGATACTGCCAACGTTTAATCCAGACTTCAATGTAACCGTTAATGATTTACCAGAGATGGGAATCAAACGAGACATTAAGATTATTCTGGATGGCATCACATACGAAGACAATTATGAAGGCCAATACGATGCGAGACAGAGTATTATATGGACCTTCAATTTTACCATGAAGGTAAACTATTACGGATATGTGGATTCACAGGGTCTGATACGAAAGGCAGTTGCAACTGCTTGGATGAATCCCGAGCTGGCAGGCGAATATTACAAGCAGACCTTCACTGTTAGTAACACTAGAGCAACCGCAACTTCGACCATTACCGGGGATGCTGTTACCGCAATTACATTGACATACGCGGGCGCTGGATACACTTTTACTCCCAACGTAGAGATCAGCGGCAACGCGACTGCGGTCGCAGTACTAGAGGGTGATAAGATTAAACAAATTAATATCATCTCGGGCGGTTCAGGATACAGCGAGGCACCAACCATCACGGTCGAGGTACCCAATAAATTTAAGGAGCTCCCAGGACCTTCTGATGCATACCAATTCATTGAAGATTTTGAACAAGATTATGGATAAAAAATTATGGCGAATAAAGTATTTGATGCACTAGACAAGACATTTGAAACAAAGAAAACAGAACTAGAAGCCACTCGCGCTCCCACTGTACCCGTAGATCCACCAGCCGGAAATTTAGAGTCTGACTTTGAAGAGGCTCGCATGGCACTAAAGAGATCAATGTCATATAACGAGGAGGCAATTCAGGGTATATTGTCTATCGCCCAGAATAGCGACAATCCAAGAGCATTTGAAGTAGCCGGTCAATTGATTAAGTCAATGGCCGAAGGCGCTAAAGACATTATGGGCGTACAAGAAAAGAAAAAGAAAATAGATAAACTTGATGGCAAAGCATCTGGTAGTGGTGTGACTAATAATAATCTCTTTGTTGGCAGTACATCGGAATTGTTGAAGATGATAAACAAAGAACAAGAAAAGACCGTAGAACATGAAAAGACCATAGAACATGACTCAGAGTGAAACTAGTTATCATGGCAATCCAAATCTAAAACCCCTTGGATATGCAATTGAGTTTACACCAGAACAGATTGAAGAATATCTGAAGTGTAAAAGCGACATCATATATTTCATTGAGAACTACTGCAAGATCGTAACTCTTGATAAGGGATTACAACCCTTTGTATTATATGAATGTCAGAAAGAAAAAGTCGCATTCATAATGGGTGAGCGTAAAGCTATTCTTATGGAAGGCAGACAGCAAGGCAAGACCATAACAGCCGCTGCATGTATTCTCCACTATTCGTTATTTAATGACAGCAAGACTGTAGCCATTATGGCGAACAAGACAGCCGCTGCACGTGAGGTGTTGAATCGATATCAAATCATGTACGAGAATCTTCCCATCTGGATGCAGCAAGGTGTTAAGACCTGGAACAAGGGTAACGTAGACTTAGAGAATGGCTCCGTTGTATTCACTGCTGCAACAACCGCGTCTGGTATTCGTGGTAAGTCCGTAAACTGGTTGTACATTGACGAAGCTGCTATTATTCCTAACAACGTAGCTGATGATTTCTTCACCTCTGTATATCCCACAATTTCTGCGGGCGAAACAACGAAGATTCTATTAACATCCACCCCACTTGGATACAATCACTTCTGGAAATTCTGGAACGAAGCAGAGAAAGGGCAGAATGGTTTCAAGACCATGTTCATTCACCATTCTAGAATTCCAGGTAGAGATGAGAAGTGGGCCGATGACCAGCTCAAACTATTAGGCGAATTGAAGTTTAGCCAAGAGGTTCTATGTGAATTCTTGGGGTCATCTAACACTCTTATCAATGGTAAATCACTTGGTATGATGAGTTCATATGATCCAATCTACGAAAAAGATGGATTACAGATATATGAAGAACCTCAAAAGGATAAATATTATGTATCGGTAGTTGACACATCAAGGGGTGTCGGCGGAGACTTTAGTGCATTCATTATAGTTGACATTACTGATATGCCGTTTAGATTGGTAGGCAAGTATAGAAATAATAAGATGTCTCCCCTGTTATATCCTAATATCATTCACAAAGTTGCAAGTGATTTCAATGAAGCCTTCGTACTTGTTGAGACAAATGATATAGGTCAACAGGTTGTTGATATACTACATCAAGAACTAGAGTATGAGAATATTTTTAGTGTAGTACAAGATAATAATAAACAGTATATATCGCCGGGGTTTGGTAAGAAAACAAGTCTGGGTGTGAGAACTTCCAAAGCTGTCAAGAGACAGGGATGTTTTGGTCTCAAAGCACTGATTGAAGAACAGAAATTATTAATATTCGATGCAGATTGTATCTCTGAACTATCCACTTTCGTTGAAAAGAGTGGTACGTTTTCCGCGGACGAAGGATATAATGATGACCTTGCTATGTGCTTGGTGTTATTTTCTTGGCTGACAACCAATACGTTCTTCAAAGATTTAACCACCGTTGATATGAGAGATAATTTATATAATTCACAAATGAGTATGATTGCCACTGATTTAACACCATTTGGCATAATTGATGATGGACAAAAAGAAGAAGTTTTCGTAGAAGCTGGTGATGTATGGTTATGGGCGGATGAACCGCTTCATCATTGAACTAGACAAATCGCAAAACTTATAAATAACAATAAGAATATATTACAACAACCGTAATTCAAATGAGGAGAATAACATGGCTTTTCAGCTATCACCAGGAGTCCTGACAACAGAACAGGACCTCACCAACGTTGTGCCCGCGGTCGCTACCACTATTGGCGGTATCGTAGGGGAATACAACTGGGGCCCAGCAAATCAAATAGTAAGTATAGATTCCGAGAACAATTTAGTAGCTGTGTTTGGCAAGCCAAGTACATCAGCATTCTTAGATTTTATGACCGCTGCTTCCTTCCTAGCATATGGCAGTAACTGCCTCGTGGTTCGGGAAGTAGGTTCTGCCGCTAAAAATGCAGTATCTTCAGGAACTGCTGAACTTATTGTAAATTCAGACAAATACTATGAGTCATTCGCTGCAGGCGAAGGCACTGTTGGTCCATGGGCAGCAAAATACCCAGGCACCAAAGGAAACCATTTGAAAGTTTCTTCTGCGGATTATGCCTCGTTCACCAACACTTCTGTAAAGACTTTGGCAGTTACTGCAGGTGGATCAGCGTACTCTGCTGATACCATAGCAACTATCTCAGCTCCCAATGTTGCTGGCGGCATTTTAGCAACGGCAACAGTGACGATAGATACCGGTGTAATAACTGCAATAGCTATTACCAACCCGGGTTCTGGGTACACTACTGCACCAACTGTTACATTATCTGGCACCGCCGGCTCCGGTGCGACAACAGCCGTTACGTTAACAACAGCATGGGAATATGCAAATCAGTTTGATTACGCTCCGTCTACTACAACTCACGGAATAAATGCTGGCGGTACGGATGATCCGCTACTAGACGAAATGCACGTTGTTGTCGTTGATGAAGATGGAGGATTTACCGGTACAAAAGGTACTATTATAGAAAAGTTCCCTGGTGTTTCTAAAGCATCTGATGCAAAAGACGATGTAAACCAGAGTAACTACTATAAAAATGTAATTAACCAACGTTCAAAATACATCTGGTCCATGGATCACATTACAGCTGGAACCGATTGGGGAGTACTTGCAATTGGGAAAACCACAGCTTTCCAAGCAATACAACAAGTATCGGCCGATCACACAACCTCTTTAATTGGCGGAGTTGACGCGGCACCTGCTGTTGCTGACTTGCAGACGGGATATAATCTGTTTTCCAATGATGAGCTGGTTGACGTATCACTGATCATGACTTCTGGTCATTCAATGTCTGTTGCTGATTATGTAATAGATAATGTTGCAGAAGTTCGCAAAGACTGTTTAGTGCTGTGTTCGCCATTACGCTCATCCGTTGTAGACAACGTTGGGGCTGAAGTGACTTCCATCACAGCCGATCTCGCTGCATTAACTCGCAGTTCTTATGCTGAAATGGACAGTGGCTGGAAATACATGTATGATCGTTACAATGACCGATATGTTTATGTCCCACTGAATGGTGATGTTGCGGGTACTTGTGTTGTTGCAGACGTATCCAACGATCCATGGTTCTCTCCTGCTGGTTACAACAGGGGCGTTATCAAGAATGCTGTTAAGTTAGCATGGTCGCCGAAGAAATCTGAAAGAGATGAATTATATAAGATGGGTGTCAATCCAGTTGTTGGATTTCCTGGAAACGGAATTATTCTCTTCGGTGATA